CAAACAAAAGCAATTCTCGATATGAAACTTGCTCGCTTGGCGCACCTCGAAGTTGAAAAGTTAAAATCTGAAAAGTCAAAACTTGAAAAAGAAAGAGATTTCATATATAATATAATTAACAATGAAGATGAGTTCAATGCTCAGCTCATTAAAGGCTGGCGTGATGTCGCAAACAAATTTGGCGATGCGCGCCGCACTCAAATTCTTAATATAGCAAAAGAAGATGAAGAACCGACAGAAACTCACGAACTTTTAATTAACCTGTCGAATCAAAACAACATTTACATTACAACCGTATCGACACTGTACACGCAGCGCCGCGGTGGAGTAGGTAACAAATTCAAAATGAGTAAAGGTGAATATGTAATTGCAACTGCGTCGGGTACAAACCTTGACACAGTTCTCTTGTTTTCAAATCAAGGCAACTGCTATTCAATTATACCTCATGACCTACCTTTTGAAGAAGTTATACCAATTGAATCACTCGTTGAAATCAAATCTGGAGAGCAGATTAAAGAACTCGTATTCTTAAACAAGAAAAAACAAAAAGAACACATAATCTTCTTAACTAAAAATGGAGTATTAAAGAAATCAAAGCTTTCAGAGTATAATGTAAAACGTAGAGGTGGAGTTAAGGCTCTCAACCTTGATTCAGGTGATGAAATCGTTTCAATTTTATTCGTAGATAACGAACGTATTGGTATGATGACAGCGCGGGGTCAGTTCGTAATGTGCGAAACAAAAGACATTCGCGCAATAGGACGGGCCGCTCGTGGAGTGAAAGGTATTACACTTAACACAGATGACTATTTAGTTTGTGCAAAAGTAATAACCCCAGATACGAAAGAGCTTTTAACAATCAGTGAAAAAGGCTACATTAAAAGAACATCAATAAGTGAGTTTTCATGTACAGGGCGCGCCACCAAAGGCAGCCGCATCCATGTATTAAATGATACGGATGATGCTTTAGTTTGCTTTGGCGCCCTCAACGTACAAAAAGAAGTAATTGTAGTAGCTTCCAATGCCCAAATTAAAATCAATCTAAACGAGGTAAAACTCCTCTCCAAAGGGGCGCAAGGAACGAAATCAATTAAACTAAAAAATGCAAAAGTAATTGGAATTTTGGCTTTTTAAAATTTGAGTTTTAATAAAATTTATAGTATAATATATATAGAAAGTTGAGAGAAAGCTTTCTGATAAAAATTTAACAAATTTATTTATTAAAAAGGAGAATTAAAAAAATGATTGAAGCAACAAAGCTGACAGAAAAGAGTGCAGAGGTATTTGAGTATGTAAAGAACGCTGGTGGAAAGGTTTCCGTTCCTGAGCTTGCACAGGCTCTTGGCAGAAGCGAGAGATCCATCGGAGCTAACCTCACAGACCTGAAGAAGAAGGGTTTCGGTGAGAGAGAGAAGGTAGAGGTTGAAGGAGAAGAGAAGGCTGTTACTTATTTCGTTCTTAATGACGAGGGTAAGGCTTGGGTTCCAACACCAGACGCTGAGTAATAAGTGTTAAATAGGGAGGCTGAAATATGCCTCCTTTATTTTCAAAGTACAGTAAACAGAGACGATTAAAAAGGAGAAAATGAATGTTAAAGCAGGCAGAAAACAGAGTTAAGGTGGAAGGAATTCTTTCAGAAATCGACATCAATCCAACTTCTTTTAAGAAGGATGGAAGAGATGTAGAAGCTATTGGTGGTTCAATTATCGTTAAGGTAATTCAGAAAATCAGTGGTGTAGAAAAGGAACTGATGATTCCGGTTCATATGTTTGCGGCAAAACTGACAAATGCGGGTAAGCCAAATCCAGCATATGAATCAATTAAGAGAGTTGCAAATGAGTTTAAGTCAATTGCTTCAACTGGTAATGAAGATGAGGCAGATAGAGTTCGTATCACTAATGCAAGTATTCGTATGAATGAGTACTATGCAGCTGATGGACATCTTGTTTCTTTCCCAAGAGTTAATGCTTCATTTGTAACAAAGATTAATAAGGCTGATTGTAAGCCAGAAGCTACTTTCACTGCAGAGTTTGCAGTAGCAAATGCTACAGAAGAAATGGATAGAAACGGTGAGCCAACTGGTCGTTATAAGATTAACGCACTTCTTCCACAGTATGGTGGTAAGGTAGATGTAGTTCCAATGTATGCAGAAAGTGAAGGCGTTATTAATGCCGTATCTACATATTGGGCTGTTGGCGATACTGTTAAGGCTAATGGTAGACTTGACTTTAGTTCAAAGACAGAAGTAACTTATGAAGAGGTTGATTTCGGTGAACCAGTAGAGAAGATTAGAACGGTCAACAAGAGTGACCTTATCATTACTGGTGGTTCGCAGGAGCCACTTGAAGGTGAATTTGCATTCGCAAAGGCAGACCTTGATACAGCTCTTGCTGAAAGAAAGGCAAGACTTGAAAAGCAGAAGGACAGAGATATGTCCAGAACTGCTCAGAAGTCAGCGCCGCCGCAGAATTCAAATAATGGATTTGCAGACCTCGGATTTTAAGGAGGTGACTTATGGCAATAGATATTTTACATATTGAGCCTACAGTTATCTCTAGAGATTTAAAAGGAAAATATATGCTTATATATGGAAAGCCAAAGACTGGTAAGACCACTTTGGCTTCCAAATTTCCTAAGAATCTTTTGATAGCTTTTGAGAAAGGCTACAATGCTATTGATGGAATCAAAGCTGTCGATATTAATAGTTGGTCAGATTTTAAACTCGTTCTGCGCCAGCTGAAAAAGCCTGAAGCGCAGGCAATGTATGATACTATTACGATTGATACTACTACTATTGCATATGATATGTGCGAACAGTATATCTGCGCGCAGAATGGTGTACAGTCAATTCGAGATATAGCTTGGGGTCAAGGTTGGGGACTTGCAAAAAAAGAATTTGAAAATTGTTTAAGACAAATCACCATGCTTGGTTATGGTCTTGTTCTTATTTCGCATATTGAAACAAGAAAAGAGAAAACCGCGGATGATAGTGAGATTGAAATTCTTGCCCCATCTATGCCGAAAAGATGTTATGAGGTAGTAAATCAAATAGTAGATATTATTGGTTATATCGCTACTGAGTGGGATGAAGCCGGTAATAGTGAGAGATGGCTTTATACACGTCAGACTCCTACTGTTATGGCTGGTAGTAGATTCCCATATCTCGCGCCAAAGATTAAACTTGGTTATAATGAACTTGTTGAAGCTATTAACGATGCAATTGATATGCAGAGAGAAAAAGATGGCGCGACAGTAGTAGATAAAGTTGAAAAGAAAATTGAGGAAGAGCTTGATTTCGATAAGATTAGAGAAGAAGCTTCTGTAATTTGGGGAAATCTTGTAGGTAAAGACCCAGCTAATGCAGATAAGATTTTAAAGAAAGTTGAAATGATTTTTGGTAGAAAGATTAAACTGTCTGAGATTACCGAAGACCAGAAGGAACTTTTCAATCTTGTTCTTATCGAAATGAGAGAAATGCAATAATGATTGATACAAAAGCAGAGATTGGTCGTACTTATGGGCAATTAACTGTAAAAAGTTTTGCAGGCATTAGTCAATTAAATGTACAGCCCATATGGACTTGTCGATGTCAATGTGGGAAAACAGTTATTGTTCAGGAAAAAGTCCTCCATGAATATGATGACCTAGCTTGTCCTAGGTGTAGAAAAGCACATCAGTAATGGTGTGCTTTTTAAATTTGACTTTTATTCAAATTTCTGATATAATATAAGAAAGGAAATAGAAAGGAGTTCTATATGGCACATTGTAGAATTTGTAAAGAAGAGATTGATAAGGAAAAAGATGATTGGATAATGCCAGTAAAGAATTGGTACTATCATAGAACATGTTATGAAACGTGGAAACAATCAACTCCTGCAACTGATGAAGAATATAGAGCATTTATATTTGACTTCATTGCGCGCGACCTCAAAGTATCTTATGATTATCATATGTGTAAATCGCAGATTGATAAGTTTGTAAGAGAAAATAAAATGACGGTCAAGGGCATCTTTTTTGCGTTAAAATATTTTTATGAAATTAAAGGTGGCGATTGGAATAAAGGTCATGGTGGAATTGGTATAGTACCTTTCATATATAATGAAGCTTGTACTTATTGGTATAATAGAGAAAAGAAAACAAAGGGAGTTGTTGCAGATATAGAACGTCAGATGCGCGAAGCTGAACATAGACAGAAAAAAGTTGTTACTAAAAAATCTATTCAGCCTCGTAAATTTGAAGTTAATTTAGATGCGATAGAGGAAATGGAGGACGATGAGTGGTAGATAAAAGAACTGTTCAACAGTTACTTGGTAGTTTAATGAAGAAACCACAGCTACTAAGTCAAGTTGATAAATATTCTTTTGTATTAACTGATTTTCCAAGTCGATTTGAAAAGTATATTTATAGCGCGATTGAAGGTTTGTATCGCAACGGCGCCACAAACATACAACCTATAGATGTAGAGAATTTTTTAAGTACGAATCAAGCGGCAGCTGTAGTTTTCAAAGAAAAAAATGGTATTGAATATCTTCAAGATATAATTGAGTTATCTGAAGTAGAAAACTTTGATTACTACTATGGAAAGTTTAAAAAGTTAAATCTATTAAAAGATTTAAAAAGAAGTGGTTTCGATACATCGGAATATTATTGTGAAGACTTAACTGACCCAAGAGCTCAAGAAATAAATGGAGCGTTTGAGTTTCTTACAACAAAAGATATAACTGATGGAGTAAGAAAGAAACTATTGGGTCTTGAATCTAAATATGAAGTTAATGATGAGGTAGAAATACAGAGCGCGGCAGCTGGTATTGAAGATTTTGTCGAACAGCTCGGCGCAGCATATGAAATTGGTATTCCCATTCAAGGAGCAATTTATAATCAAGTAATTGATGGAGCAAAGAAGGGAACACTTACAATTCGAAGTGCGGCCAGCGGTGTTGGCAAAACAAGAAATGCAGTAGCTGATGCTTGTTATTTAGCCTATCCATTTAGATATAATAGTACGACTTGTGAATGGGAACAGGAAGGAAATTCAGAAAAAGTTTTATTCATTGTAACTGAGCAGAGATTTAAGGAAGTAAGAACGATGATTCTTGCTTATTTAACAGATATAAATGCAGTTAGGTTTAAATATGCAGATTTTTCAGATAGAGAGCGCGCAGTTATAACTCAGGCGATTCATTTAATGGAAAAGTATGAAGATAATTTAATACTTGTTAAAATGCCGAATCCAACAATTGAATTGGTTAAGACAATTGTAAGAGAAAACTGTATCACTCATGATATAGGTTATGTGTTTTATGATTATATATTCATTGGACCATCGTTATTAAATGAGTTTAAAGGATTCGCTTTGAGAAACGATGAAGTATTGTTAATGTTTGCAACAGCGTTGAAAGATTTGGCTGTTGAATTGGACGTAGCAATGTTTACCGCGACACAGTTAAATGCAAAAGGTGATGATAACAAAGATATAAGAAATGAAGGTTCCTTGGCGGGTGGTCGTAGTACAATTAATAAAGCTGATAATGGTGCAATAATGGCGCGACCAACAAAAGAAGAACTTGAAATTCTTGAACCGTTGTATGAGAATAGACCAGATAAAAAACCGAACTTAGTAACAGATATATTTAAAGTTAGAAGTGGTGAATGGACGCAAGTTAGAATTTGGTCAGATATGAATTTGGGTACTTTGAGAAAAAAAGATTTATTTATAACTGATTCAAGACTTGAGCCAATAGATGATTTCTTTGAAAGAGATGATTATAAAATTACAAGTTGGGATGAACATGAAAATGAGCATTTAAAGGTAATTTTGGAAAGGTTAAACGATGGTGAAATAATTGATTGATTATAAAGGTATTATCGAACAATTAGATACTCAAAAAGTCATTCGATTGATGGAAACGCTTGGCGCGAATGACTATATAGAAAAACCAGGATATGTGGTCTTTCCAACTATTTGTCATAATGAAAATGCAGATGAAGCTTCGATGAAGTTATATTATTATGAAAACAATCATCTATTTGTCTGCTTTACAGAATGTGGGAATATGTCCATTTTCAAATTCCTTAAACATTATTATGAGTGTAGAGGAATTGATTATGACTGGTATCAAGATATATATAAAGTAATTCTTGATTGTAGTAATTATGAGCAGACCTTTGGCTTCGCGCCACAAAAGTATCAAAGTATACGTGATACGTATAAGGCGGCCGAGCTAAAGAAACTTCCAACATATCCGAATGGTATACTTGATTGCTTCACAAAGTTTTATCCGCCGGAATGGTTAGCCGATGGAATTAGTAAAGAAGCTATGGATAAATTTGATATACGATATTCCATACCACAAAACAAAATTATAATACCACACTACAATGTAGATGGAGAATTGGTTGGAATTCGAGGGCGCGCACTCAACGAATGGGAAGTTGAAAATCTCGGCAAATATATGCCAGTTCAAATAGAAGGTAAGTGGTATAGTCATCCACTCTCATTGAATTTATATGGATTAAATTGGAATAAAGAAAATATACAGCATGAGGGTATTTGTTTTCTTTTTGAAGCAGAAA